CAATGGGTAACGTCAACCATTACGCCGCCGTTCCCGGTCGATTCATGGGATGCTGGAAAAGATGAAAAAAGCCAGATCGCGGACGAATCTTCGTTGTGGTGGGGCGTTGACATATCCGCAGACAGAACACACGCAAGCATAGCGGTCTGCGGTAAACGAAAAGACGGCGCTTATCATGTGGAGCTTGCCGAGTACCGAAGCGGCACAGGCTGGCTTGCTAAATGGTTCATGAACGCGGCACCGAATTATCCGAACATGAAGGTTGCGCTTCAAAGCAAGGGCGCACCAATCGCTTCAATGATGGACGTGTTGGCTGCGATTGAAGGCGTAGAAATTGTCGAGTGCAGCGGGAAAGACGTCGCCGGATGGTGTGGAAGATTGTACGACGCGGTCGCTGCGAGTACCGGGGAGTCGGACGCAGTTCCGGTTTATCACATATCACAGCCTGCGCTGGATCTGGCTGCAAACGTAGCTTCGACAAGACCAATGGGCGACGGCGCCTGGGCGTGGGACAGGAATAAAAGTATGGAAGATATATCGCCGCTTGTAGCTGTGACAATGGCGTTCGGGGCGGCGACGCAAATAGACACAACGAAGCCAAAAGTGTACGACAGCATCTACAACGAGCGAGGCGTGCTGGTCGTATAGGAGGAAGACAACATGGCAATATTTACAGGCCTCAGAAATCTGCTTCGGCCGAATTATACATTCGTTTATGGAGGGGATTACGGCGTCCGGGTGGCCGACATGGACGCGGATGAGCTTTACCGGACACAACCGAATTTAAGAGCTGTTATCAGCTTCTTAGCGGATAACGCGGCGCAGATCCCTTTCAAAGTCTACGACCGAGCAAGCGACACCGACCGGCCGCGGGTTTTAGACAGCCCGGCGGCTCTTTTATTGCAGAACCCGAACCCGGATATGACAGCGTTCGAATTCAGACGCTGGCTGTATTCGGATCTTCTGCTTTATGAGCGGCACCTTTCCCTTCTGATTCCAAACAAGGATACCGACAGCGGATGGGAGTTACGGCCGATCCCGTCGGATTGGATCTGGCAATACAAAGGCGGTTCACCGTTTGCACCGGAGTCCGTGATTATTGGGACAAGGGGAAGCACGCCGGTCGAGGTTCCGGCGAAATACCTCGTTCTATATCACGGCTATGACCCGACTGATCCGATGCGGCAGTATTCCAAAATAACCGCGTTGAAAGAAACACTCCATGAGCAGATTGAGTCTAATTCCTTCCGGCGTCAGATGTGGCACCGGGGAGGGCGGTTCAATGCGTATCTGACACGACCAAAAGATGTTGCAGCTTGGAGCGACGGAGCTTTTGAACGCTTCAAGGAAACATGGAAAAACTCATGGGCAGGATCACAGGCGTCCGAGGGTGGCGGTATGCCGATTCTGGAGGACGGCATGGAGATCAAGACTGTCCAGTTTAATTCCCGTGACGCACAATGGGCGGAGGCTGTGAAGCTGTCAAGAGAGGATTGCGCGGCGGTCTATCATGTGAACCCGGCGATGATCTGGCCGGGGTCCGGACAGACATACGCAAGCGCAAGGGACAACGCAAGGGCATTATATAACGATTGCCTTGCTCCCATTCTGATGCAGGCGACAGACCGAATCAATAAGGTCATTCTTCCAAGGGTTGGAGAAGATAAAAGCCATTATTGCGCATACGACATCACGATTAAGACTGAAGGAACTTTTGAGGAAAAGATTGCGACTTTGTCGAGTGCGGTCGGTGCTCCGTTTTTATCCAGAAACGAAGCAAGGGCGCGGCTTGACTTACCGGCTATTGATGGCGGCGATGATCTTATTGTTCCGCTAAATGTTCTGGTTGGTGGGTTGGCTTCACCCAGGGACACAGACCCGACAGAGGAGCGGTACAATTCCGCACCGGAAATTCTGGTCAAGGCGGAAGCACGCAAGGCCAGAAGCAACCCGACCGAAGAAGAAAAAGACCGGATTGCAAAAGTGTATAAAGATTTCTTCACCCGGCAATCAAAGAGCGTTCTGCCAAAGATCGGAGCGAAGGCAGATAAGTGGTGGGACGCTGACCGCTGGGACGAAGAGCTGACGGAAGATTTATTCAATGTCGTTTTCAAGATGAGCGTGGACATCGGGCGCGAGGCTGTCAAAGACTTGTGGCCAAACGGAAGTTACAGCGCCGAAAGAACCGAGGCGTTTATTAAGTCCATGTGTCAGAGACGTGCGGAGATGGTCAATACGTCCACGTATAACGAACTTGTTGAGGCATTAGACGAGGATTACGAGGACGAGGACGCTTTGAAAGCCACGCCCGAAGGTGTATTTGAGAACGCTGAAGAGAATCGTTCTGTGACGGCGGGTGCGGCTTTTGCGGTAGCTGTGGTCGGGTGGTCGGCGATGGAAGCCTGCAACCAGAACGCAAAACCGGGCGACAATGTATTTAAGACCTGGGTCGTTACTTCAAGCAACCCGCGGCCGTCACACGCACGGATGAATGGCGAAACGGTTCAGTACGACGAACCATTTTCCAACGGCGCAATGTGGCCGGGCGATATTGACAACCTTGACGTTGAAGAAGTGGCAAACTGTCACTGCGTATTAGAAATTGAGGTGAGAGATTAATGATTAAAACGAAGACAATCGATATTAAGGCGGATAATGGAATCATAACCGGTTATGCGTCCACATGGATCAGGGAGCCGGACAGTTACGGCGACGTTGTTGCGAAAGGCGCGTTTGAAGAATCCATTGCTCAGATCAAAGCGGAAGGAAAAATCCTGCCGCTTTTATTTAATCACAAAGGCGACGACCTTGCCGCTTATATCGGCGGGATTTACGAACTGCATGAAGACGATCACGGTCTGTATTTCGAAGGTGCTTTTGACGGCACACCCGAAGCGCAGCGGGCGCGGGAGCTGTCCAAAGACGGACGGCTCGCGAAGTTTTCTTTTGCTTATGACGTTTTGGATCAGGGCGAAGTGGAACTGGAGGACGGACGCAAAGCGAACGAGCTGCGGAAGCTCAACATTCATGAGATCAGCCTTGTTTTATATCCGGCAAACAGGGACACGTCTGTTTTGAGCGTTAAATCCGCGCTTGAGAAAGACGGCCGCCGCAACAGCGCAAAGGACGCAGAGGATTTAAGAAAAGCGATCTCGCTCATTCAGGGTGTCTTGGGTGAGCTTGACGATAAACCGGAGGAGGAAGAATCAAAAGCCAAATCGGAGGAGCCTGGTACGGCCAACGATGAGGAGCTGATGAAGAACGAACTTCTGGAGAAAGCACGCAAATTATTGGAGGAATAACAATGACATTACTTGAGAAGCTGGAAGAGGCAAAGGCCGATCTTAAAGCCAAAACCGAAAACAGCGAGACCAAAGCCGAAGAATTAACCGACGCGATCAAGTCCGTCGAGGATATTCAGGCACAGATCAAAGCAGCCGATGAGGCAGAAGCCCTCATCAAGAAACTTGAAACCCCGGAAGTAACACCGGCTGACACAGAGGAGAAGAAAATGGAATACACGAACCTCGGCGAATTTGTCGCCGAACAGATCAAGGGCAAAGTAAGTCCGAAGACAAAATTTAACTTTACGGCACCGGCATATAAGGCCGCAGAGACCATGACGATCCCGACGAGCATCAAACCGGCGCTCGTGGACTATGACAAGGAGATCATCGGCTACCGCAGACCGCTTCTGGTTGCAGACCTGTTCTCGACCGAAAGAATCAGCGGCAACGCGCTGACCTTCTTCGTTGAATCCAGCAGCGTTGAGGGCGGTCCGTCCTTCACGACAGAAGCAAACAAGAAACCGATGATGAGCTTCGGCGATCCTACCGCGAAGACGGTTTCTCTTGCAAAGATCGCTTCTTACATGAAGGAATCCGATGAGCTGATCGAGGACGCTCCGTGGCTTGCAGACGCGATCAATAATCGCGGAATGTATCAGCATCAGCTTGCAGTAGAAAGTTACCTGCTGACCGAGCTGTCCGGCACTTCCGGCCTTGGTACTGCGTCAACGCTTACACCGGACGGAATTTTTAAAGCAATGATGACCGTACAGAACAACAGCGGTTTTGCTCCGGACGCAATTGTAATCAACCCGACCGACTATCAGAACATCCGGCTTCGTAAAGATGGCAACGGCCAGTATTACGGCGGCGGATTCATCACCGCTCCTTATGGCAATGGAGCTCTGATCGAGCAGCCGTCCATCTGGGGTCTGCGTACCGTAGTTACCAGCGCGGTCAGCGTTGGAACTTGCTATGTCGGCGCGTTCAAGGCAGGTGCATCCATCGTCCGCAAGAACAACGGCGTCATCGTTGACATTGCGAATCAGAACGAGGACGACTTCCTGTACAACCTTGTCACGATCCTGATCGAAGAGCGTCTGGCTCTGGCCGTTCGCAGACCGGCAGCGTTCGTGAAGATCACAGGACAGTCTACCAGTACCGAGGCTTAATAAGCTGAAAAGGAGCGCGATATGGCATTAAAAGAATATCGCTGGCGAGGGTCGACATGGCAGATTGCAGACGAGGATCTTCCAAGATACCCAGGAGCCGAGCCGATCGTCAAAGCGAAAGACGTTTCAACGAAACGAGCAACAACCCCGCAGAATAAGTCCCGCCGCGCTCAAGATAAATGAGAACTGCATGGGGTTATGACGTAGAGGCGCTGGAGCCGCTCATCTACGAGGACGATTTTCATGACATTACCAACAACGCATACAAAGACAATCCGCGAGTCGAGGCTGCGCTCAACGCGGCCTCGCAGGCGGTGAGAAATTATTGCGGATGGCACATTGCTCCATCATTGGAGTGTACGGCAAAACCGGCAAATGAGCCGGTCGTCTTACGATTGCCAGCGAGTTATGTCAGCGAAATCGAATCCATCAAAGAGAACGGCGTCACAATTACGGACTACGAATGGCGAGATGATGGACTTATCCGAAGGAGCTTTCCGAATTTTTGGACGAGCAAATGGGGAGGCATTGAGGTTACATACACCGCAGGATATGACGCAAACGCTGTCCCGGATTTAGTCGAGGCAGTATGCGCAATCACAAGCGGCGTTCTTTCTGTCTCCGCAGGCGTTACTTCCGAAAGCGCGGACGGCGTATCGGTTAGCTATTCGTCAAGCGCGTCCAGTATTGCCGCAGGCCTCACGTCAAACATGAAGAGCGCTCTGGAACCTTACAAGGTGGTCAGCAGTCATGCCGCTTAGTTTTTGGAGAGATTCGGTCACGGTAAAAAGGGCGGCGGTCACGACGAAGAACGGAATGGAAGTGTTCGACTGGTCAAAGGCCACCGAGCACACCATTAACCGTTGTCAGGTAACGGCGCAGGCAACGAGCCGGGACTACGACCGGACGCTTCAGGTACCGGATCACAGAACATTGAGGGCACCGTATAATGCGGACATTAAGGCGGGAGACCGCATCGTATGGAACGGCGACACCTACGAGATCGAGGGCGAGGTTTTTCACACACGCTCACCGCTTGGAGGGGCGTCGTCAACACGCTGCACACTGGCAAGGTGGGAAGGCTAATGAGCGCAAAAATAGTAATAGAACACAACGGCAAAGGATGGATGGAGATTTTCAAGTCTCCGGAGATGCAGGCGGTAGTCGATACAGCCGGAGAACGAATCGCGATGGAAGCTGGAGAGCATTTTAATTATGCACCCGGCCGGAACAATATGTTCACAGCGGGCGGTTTCGTTTCTTCGGACGAATACACCGGCGCATATCTGGAGGCGGTACACAAGGTCTTAACGAAGGCGGTTCACCCATGAGAATTAACAATGATATTGAAACGGCTTTATACACGCTATTGAACACAGACAAATACAGCGCGTCAGCTCATGCGATCCCTTCAACGTTAGGGAGCGCGCTGCCGCACGTGCACGTCACACGAACAGGCGGATATACGAATGACATGGTCATAGAGATCAATCAGGTCGATTTTGACGTTTATGCCGCGGATCAGGCGGATGCGATGACGGCTGCAACTGAAATCTGTGGCTGGGTTCGTGAATTAGCGGGTAAAGAAGTCGGCACTTCGTGTTATTACTCTGAGGTTATGACCCTGCCTTATAACAATCCAGACCCACTCCATCCAACACTTTCACGCGCCACTTTGAAGGCGCAGATACTTACAAGAATAAAGGAGATTAACAATGCCGAACACAACTGATGTGCGCATCGGCGCACCGGATCAGGGTACGACAGGAGCAATTCTTCACGCACCTGTTGGAACGGCTTTGCCGACGATGGCAAGCATTAGCAAGACCGGCGTCACCATCAATCAGGCGTTTGTTGGTAATGAGTATGTTTCAGAGGACGGCGTAACGCTGTCACCGTCCAGAAGCACCACGGACATCAAGGACTGGAGCGGATCTGTCGTCCGCAAGGTTCTGGAATCTTTCGACGGTACTCTTCAGTGGACGATGATCTCCACCGACAGGGCGGCTCTTGAGGTCGCATTCGGTAAGACCAATCTGACATTTTCAACGGCGAACGCTTCTCACGGAAATCAGACGCAGGTGGCTCTTGGAGCATATCTGCCGGACGAATATGCCTGGGTTTTCTGCATGAAGGATGGAAACGCACGGATCATCATTGCAGTTCCTGATGGACAGATCACCGAAGTCGGTGATGTTACCTTCGCGTCGAATGCGGCGGTCGGATGGCCGGTAACGCTTTCCTGTTACCCGGATTCGAACGGAAAGTCTATCTACATCATCACGGACGATGGTATGTGGACTGCTTAACCAAAACGGAGGAAGGTTAAATGAGGAAATTTGGAACGGACGCACCGGAGTTTTTCACCTTTCAGCTGGAAGGCTCCGAAGAAGTCTATAAGATCCCGCTCGCGGCGTCCATGCCGTCAAAGGTATTGCTTGATTTGCGCGGGGACTTTGCGTCCCAGGTTGAAATGCTGCGCAAGTATATGGGCGATATTGTAGACGAAATATCCGCGACAACTTTGAGCGACATCTTAAAAGCGTGGAGCGAAGAGTCACGCGGACAGGGTGCAAGCGTGGGGGAATCCTCAGCCTTGTCCGACTAATCGAGGAGCATGACCGTGCTCTTGAGTATGACTTAATGACGCGGACAGGGCGAACCTTAAACGAGTATTTGAACATGGGGGCGGCCGGGAAGGTCGCTCTCATCTCGTTTATTAAATTCTTACCACCGGATTCGGCTTTGAATCGGGATATGAACCCGAAAGACGAGTTCGGGATCTGGTACACAACAACGCAAACAAATAAGCTCCTTGCCGATCTTTTCGATGTTTTCGTCGCGGCACACACAAGAAAAGGCAGAACGCCGAAAGAATATCCGCGGCCGAAGCACAAGAAAACAGTCGGGAAAGGAGCAATACCAATAAAAGATTTTTGGAATTGGTGGAATAGTAAATGGCAGGATCAGGCGTAGAAGTCGCAAGAGCATTTGTAACGATCATTCCGAAGTCGGACGGCACATCGAACGAAGTTATCAGTTCGGTAGTCAACCCGATCGAGAAGGGCGTTTCAAAGGCAGGAATGAGCTCTGGCAAATTATTTAATAAGAACCTGGGCGGGATGCTGGCCTCGTTCGCTGTCCCGACAGCGATCATTGGCGGCCTTGTCGCGATAGGCAAGGCAGGATTTGACGCTTACGAAGAAGTCCAGGGCGGCATGAATGAGATCATCAAGAAAACCGGCGCAACTGGCGAAGAAGCGAAAGAACTGGAGAAGGTCTACAAAGACGTCTCCAAGAACGTGGTCGGTGACTTTGAGGATATCGGGTCCGCGGTCGGTGAACTGAATACGAAACTCGGTTTGCAGGGCGAAGAGCTTGAGTCCATGTCCGAAGCGGCGATGAAGTATGCCAAAATCAACGACACCGACGTCACCACAGCGATTGACAGCGTTACGAACATGATGAACAACGCCGGAATTTCGGCGGATCAGTTCGACGAGGTTCTGGATAAATTAACGGTCGCTGCGCAGCAATCCGGTGTGGACGTCAACAAGCTCGCCCAGTCCGTACAACAGAATGCGGCCTCGTTCGCGGAGATGGGTCTGTCCACAGACGAAGCGATCGCGATGCTGGCAAACTTTGAAAAAACCGGCGCGAACACTTCCCAGATCCTTGCCGGTATGAAGAAAGGCGTCCAGAACTGGACGGAAGAAGGCAAGAGCGCGGAGGAAGGCTTTGCGGAATTTGTCGCAGGCGTAAAGAACGGAACCGTCACCGCGCAGGATGCAATGGACATTTTCGGCTCCAAGGCCGGATTAGCAATGTACGACGCCGCGCAGAAGGGACAGCTTTCATTCGAGGAAATGTTCGCGGCGATTGAGGACAGCTCCGGAGCGGTCGACCGTGTGTATGAAGATACGCTGACATCCACCGAAAAAATGGACTTGGCGTGGCAAAACGTAAAGGTCGCCACAGCAGATGTATTTGCACCATTGGCAGAGGGCGCGAGCGAGGTTTTAACCAATGTGGTTCTTCCGGCCATTTCGGCGGTCGCGTCAGGAATTAGTGATTTTGTTACCGGCGCGATTGATTTCTTCAGCAACTTCAGGGAGAACATTTCCAATATCTGGAACAGCATAAAATCAACAGCTGACACAGTGTGGAGCGGGATCAAGACGGCGGTCATGACACCGATCACCACGTTAAAAACGTGGCTTTCCACCACTTGGACAAACATCAAAAACACGGTTTCCAATGTGTGGGAGAACATAAAAACAGCGATCACAACACCCATTGAGAACGCGAAAGAAACCATCAGCAACATTATCGAGAAGATAAAAGGCTTTTTCAACTTTACATTCGAATGGCCGAGCATTCCGATGCCGCACTTCGGAATCAACCCACCTGGATGGAAGATTGGAGATCTGTTAAAAGGCACGATCCCCACCCTTGCAATCGACTGGTATGCGAGAGGCGGTATTTTCGAGAACGCTTCGATCATTGGCGTTGGTGAGGCCGGAAGAGAAGCAGTAGTTCCGCTTCAAGGGGAGTATATGAAACCATTCGCGCAGGCAATCGCGGATGAGCTCGGCGGCAGCGGAGTAACAGTTATTATGAACAACAACTTCGACGGCTCCGACAATGAAGAGAATATAGCAAACACTATTGTCCGACAGATCCAGATGGAATTGAGGATGGCGTGAAATGGCAACCATTAATAAAACAGCGAAAACAAAAAAACCAAGCGGCCTTGCGATTGTCAGAGACAGTAATCTGAAGTTCTGCATGAGCTGGAAGATTGCCGATCAGAATTACTCCAAAGGCCATCAGCTTCGGTGGAGAGTGTGGACGACTGAAAAGAAGAGCACAAAATGGACGACCGTCACACTCGGCTCTGCGGCAACGAAAAAATCAATAGCACTTTCTTCGTCGGATTATTACCCGACCGCGAAGAAACCGAATGTTTATGCGTTTGAGTTTGAGACCAGAGGAAAAAGAAATCCAACCACACAGACGCAGAACGGCGATACGATCATAACGACTTACGACTGGAGCGCATGGAATGGTAAAAAGTGGCTCATAAAAGAGCCGAACAAACCTTCTTTAACCGCAACTCTGACCGCAAGTTATACGACCAATTTTGTTTGGACAGGAAACAACGATTCCACAGATAACAGGCCGTTTTCGCGGTTTGAATATCAGATGGTTCTGATTCGGGCCTGCAAGATCACAGACGGAAGCAAGGTCACCGGATGGTCAAGCACTACAACGGCAAACTCGGACGGAAACAAGTCACAGGCGGAATCGAACATTTCAACAGATTCTTACACAAGATGGTTCCGTATCAGGGCGGTCGGGGCAGGCGGCGCATCCGGATGGGTCTATGCGAAACACGTCTACGCGAAACCTTATAAACCGACCATCAGCAAGCTGGAAGCAAAAACGGTTTCCTCGACCACGAATGTTTTCGCGAAATGGACAGCGAAAGCAGACGCGGCACATCCGATCGACCAGACGGTGGTTGAGTATGCTATCTCAACCGGTACGACCTATGCGAGCACCGGCACAACGGGCATTACTCTAAACGACACTACAGGCACGGACAGCGCGAGTTTCAAAATCTCATCTGTTCTGGATTACGACCAGTGTTTATTCGTCCGGGTCAAGAACGAACATGATACGGACATAAACACAGGAAACTGGGTCGCAACAGACTGGAAGGTCGCACAATACGGACAACTGAAAACGCCGTCAAACCTTACCGTCACCCTTACAAACTCAACAACGGTTTCTGTTGCGGTGACGAATGAATCCACCGTGTCGACGTCACGTGTTGCCATTATTTATAGAGGGACAAATGGGAAAGATATAACGGTCGCGGTGACGAGTGCCGGAAATGGTGCAAAGTCATTGACCGGCGTAAGAATACCAACAACAGCAGAACGGACTACGGTCACGTTTTATGCTTATGCGTTTGTCGGATCTTATACAGAGAAAACGAGAACCGACAGCGCGAAACAATATACTATCGATGCCACGATGACATCGGCGAAATTGAAAGACAGCGTTACTTCTCCGGCCGTGCCGGTTGCACCCGGAGCGGTAAGTGTTACGCAGTCCGGGTCAGAAGCGTTTATGGTCTGGAATAACACATGGGCAGACGCGACACAAACGGAACTGTCCTGGTCAAAAAATCCGAACGCATGGGAATCCACCGAACAGCCGCAGACGTATGTCATCCAAGACAAGAACGCGCAGCAATGGAGAATTGCGAATGTTGAGCCGGGTTATGTCTGGTACTTCCGAGCACGGTTCATCAATGCGTCCGGCGATAATCCGATCTATGCTCCGTACTGTGATCTGCTCTCGCTGGATCTCACAGCAGAACCGGACAAACCGATTTTGAAACTTTCAAAACCCAACGTCGCACCGAACGGAAATCTGAATGCGACGTGGACATATTCATGCGCGGATGGAATCGCCCAGGGCTCGGCGCAGCTTGCAAGGGTAACAAACCCCGGACAGGCTTCGGAGAGTTATTCGGCACCGTTCGCAACAACAGCATCGTCAAAGTCAAAGTCCTTCTCTGTCAAGGGGTGGACGAGCGGCCAGAACCATTATGTCGCAGTTAGGACGACTTCACTCAACAGCAAGACGTCAGAATGGAGCGATCCTGTTCCGGTCTATGTAGGCGCACCGATCACAATGACGCTGACCACAAGCCTGTCCAATGTGACGATCACAGACAGCGACAGCGGCACGAGAACAGCCTTGTCTCTGACGGCGTTACCCTTAACGGTAACAGCCACAGGAGCTGGCAACGGCGGAACGACAACGCTTGTCATTGAGAGAGACGACGAATACCACATGGAGCGGCCGGACAATTCGATGATGGATGGTTATGCAGGAGAGACTATTGCAGTCTATTCGCAGATCGGAGAAGCGCAGATGTCCATCGACCAGAACCTTATGAATGGCCGGTTCGATGATGGAGCGAAGTACAGATTAACAGTAACCGCTGAAGACGGCAACGGCCAGAGTGCACAAATGGTTACAAAGTTCGAAGTCCATTGGAACCATCAGGCGGCGGTTCCTACAGCTTCGGTTGTGATGGAAAACGGAGTGGCGAAGATCACCGCAACAGCACCGACCGGGACTGTGACAGGGGACGGCTGCGACATTTATAGATTATCCGTCGATAACCCACAGCTCATCGTTCAGGGCGGAGCGTTCGGAACAGCTTACGTTGATCCGTATCCGGCACTCGGAGAAAACGGCGGGTACAGAATTGTCGACGTTACGAAATACGGTGATTACATCACCGCAGGCGATCAGCCCGCATGGGTGGACATTCCGATCAATCTGGACAATAAGACTGGGTACATCCACTTCAACGGCGAGAGCATTCCGGTCACGTTCAACGTGGAGCTTTCCTCGTCGTGGAGCAAAGACTTCAAAGAAACAAAATACTTGGGCGGAGCGGTCCGAGGCGATTGGAACCCGGCGGTTTCAAGAAGCACGAATGTGAATGTGGTCCTTCTATCCAATGATACGGAGTCCATTCAGGCGATGCGAAGACTGGCAGACTGGCCGGGCATCTGTCATGTGCGAACACAGGACGGCTCTTCTTTCACGGCAGATGTTCAAGTCACAGGAAACACCGGCGTTTCTGTTGCGGGAAAGATTGAAACCTACTCTCTGAAGATCACAAGAGTGGAACCGCAGGAGCTTGACGGACTTCCCTATTCTGAATGGGTAACACAATGAACTGGTACGAAGGTTATACAGCACAATTTTATCTGACGATCGTTGACCCGGTAACGTGGTGTGATGTGGACACGGTAGACATTCCGGACGGCACCGTAACCAAAACGACGGACGGCCTGATGGAATCAGCTGACATTACGGTCACGCAGAACATCGGAGAGAAAATCGTAAGAGTCTGGGTCAACGCAAGGCAGGAGGACGACGGAGACCGGGCGGCCATATTTACCGGCTTCATGCAGACACCTGGGACAGAATGGGACGGCGTTAGAGAATCCCACCGGGGTGTCTGCTATTCTGTTCTGAAACCGGCCTCTGACATTCTGCTGCCGAGAGGGTGGTTCGCGTTCTCAGGGTCAAACGCTGCGGAGGAAGCGGCGAAACTTCTGGACGTGATCGCTCCGGTCAGCATTGAAGGGTCATCGCCTTCCCTGACACAGCACTTAGTCGCAGAGGCGAACGAGACACGGCTCTCAATGGCATGGAAGATTCTAAACTCTATCGGATGGAGGATCAGGATCAACGGACATGGTGACATCGTTATATGTCCGAACCCTGACAGGGCCGTTGAGAGACTGGACACGAACACGAACGACATCGTGGAAATGAAGGTCACCGACGAGCAGGATCTGTTCTCCTGCCCCAACGTATTTAGAGCGATCAGCGGTGACGAATCCGCAGAGTATTACGACCAGACGCAGATAGAAGCCCGTGGGCGCGAGATATGGGCGCAGGACGATAAATGTGCGCTGAACGATGGAGAATCGCTCCTGGACTACGCAGAGCGGCGTCTGAAGGAATTACAGGAACCGGCGCGAAAGATAAAGTATTCCAGAAGGTTTCTGCCAGACATCGTTCCGGGCGATAAAATAGAAGTAAGTTTCCCGGCGCAGAGTGTTGCCGGGACTTTTGTTATTAAACGACAGCAGATAAAACTCGGCTATAACGCAACAGTAAGCGAGGAGGCAGTCATTGAACGTTAGCGATTTGATTGATGTTCTCAAAGAGAATGAAAACAAGCCGAAGCCATACGACACCACCGCAGAGGTCGTCCGGGTTGAGGACGGGACAGCATGGGTCCATATTCCAGGCGGAGAAGACGAAACTCCTGTTTCTATGAGCGTTTCAGCGTCTCCCGGTGAAACCGTGCGTGTAAGAGTGGCAAACGGCCACGCATGGATCACAGGAAACGACAGCGCACCACCCACAGACGACACCACAGCGATCCGAGCGCAGGTTACAGCAACGACTGCGAGAGAATACGCAGAAACGGCTATTGCAGATGCAGAGCTGGCACATGATGCGGCACTTGAAGCGCGAGCCTCGGCAGACGAAGCAGCGCAGGCAGCGTCAGACGCACAGACGAGCGCAAACGCAGCACAGGCTTCTGCAACGAATGCGAACGAATATGCCTCGCGGGCATTGGGTAATCTGTCCACGGTCCAGAGCGTTGCAGAAACTCTTACGTGGATAACCCAGCATGGCACGATGACGCTGACAACGGACACGGCTTTAGATCCTACACATGTTTATTTTGTTGTAGATCCGAACGGTGACTATGTTGTCGGCTCAACGCATTATTCTATCGTTGCAGAACCGGACGCCGATGATCTGTCAACATATTACGAATTAAGTATTGACGAAAGCCTGAATAATTACGTCGGCACACACTTAGCATTAACAAGCGAAGGTTTATGGCTTTTGCCGGCAACCAGCGGCGAATATAAGGTTTTGATCGCGACCGGTGCCGGTTCAACATATACCGATGCAGGCATTTATCTGATAGACAGCACAAATGCCATTGTTGCTAAGTTTACATCTGCCGGTGTTACGCTTGGCGAAGTGTTAAAAACACATGCAGAAATGGATTACCACTCGTTCAAGCTAATTGACAAGGAGAGCAACACTTATTTTAATGTCGAGGATTTGCGAGACGCAAACGGTGAAGCTACTGTCGTTGAAACATTTACAGGAAATGGTAGTAAAACAAAATTCGATTTAACTTATCAAGCTACCAACACGACATATACCGTTTCAGTTTCAGATTCGAGCGGTCTTCCTGTTCAAAAGACAATATACGACATAGTATTCACTACCGCACCAACAGCCGGCGCGACAATAACAGTTACATATAAAACAGCTTCAAACCAGATCAAGGGACTTACATTCGGCACACGTGCGACCGGTGTGGTTGGTGCCAGCTCATTTACGAGCGGCCGAGATAATATAGCGTCTAATATCTTTACGAGTGCCATCGGGCAAGGGGCAAAGGCAACCGGACCGAGAGCGTACGCTGAAGGGCTATATGCAGAAGCAAAAGGACAAGCTTCACACGCACAAAACTTGGACACGAAGGCTTCATCTGCCTACCAGACAGCGATCGGAAAATACAACGTCGAGGACGCTAATGGTACTTACGCCTTTATCATCGGCAACGGCACCGCAGACAACGCACGCTCCAACGCCTTTACCGTAGACTGGAACGGCAACCTTACTTTCGGCGGTCAAAGCGCAACGGAGAAGATCGGCTCTGGAGATTTTGTTATCCGTTTTAAAGAATGGACGTTTTCAGATTGTGACAGCTGCACGGAACCTGGGTGGTATGTTATTTCAGCGTCCCAGGTATCGGATGGAATAGCACATTTTCCGCCGACAACACATGGCGGATATTTTTTATGTTTTTACAGCTCTTCCAACTTTTCAACGCAGTTATTTATACCACGCGAGCAAACGGATAACTTTATCTATTGGCGGAACCATGTCAGCGCAGGATGGGGCGACTGGAAGTTAGTCGGTGAGATGAACTACACGCCGACATTTACTGCTCCGACAATGGCAACAGCGCGGGCGACACTGCTGTCAGGCGGTTATTACAAAGTAGGGAAAGTGGTATATGTTCAGATGGCTATGACTATAGCGTCGGCACGAGGGGCAAACACCATGTGGAGTTATGCTTCTGGATTCCCGACACCGGCAGGGACGCGGGTAGCTCTGTCAGCTTATGTGAACAGCAAAGGTACCCCATACACGGCCTGTATCGACAACGGTTCGTTGAACCTTATCAACGGCAACACCGGCACGGCCATAGATGACGTTGTTTATATAACCGGACAATACATAGAAGCATCCAGTTAAGGAGATAAAAATGTATAAAATCGAAGGAAGCGCAATCACCCTCACGCGGGGTGATTCTTTTTATGCGACAGTCACAATGAAAAACCCGGACAAGACAGATTACACCCCGCAGCAGGGGGACGTGGTTCGTTTTGCGTTGAAGAAGCGTTACACCGATGCGGAACCGCTCATTC